TGCATATTGATGGGGATTACGCAGCGTACTACTGCTCGGGTAATGACGAGACTAGTCTAGCCTCTGCCAAGGCCAACATGCTGGACGCCTTCCGGGTAGTCAGGCAGATTGGGGCAGTAGGCGGGCGGGTAGTAGTACACCTATCAGCCAGCGGTGGGAACAAAGGGCTACGCTACCACATCGCCACGGTCAAGGACTACCAGGGCCAGCGGGACGGTAGTCGCCGCCCAAAGAACTGGGAGGGTATGCGTACCTTCTTGGAAGAGGGGCTGCATGGGGAAGAGTTCATTGTCAAAATCTGGAAGGATCGAGAAGCGGACGATGGTGTGGCCGCAGCCGCCCGCTTCGCTCATGAGAAGGGTAGGCTGCCCGTAATCTTCTCCAGAGACAAGGACTTCCGCATGATGCCTGGGCTGCACATCGTATGGACTACATACGAGGCAGTCCTGCTAAAGCCCGGCACGTTCTCCTTGGTGGCAACCGACGAGGCCTTACAATATGGGGACAAGTGGTTCTGGATGCAGATGCTCATGGGAGACACTGCAGATAACATCCCAGGCCTTGAGAAGCAGCCAGCAAAGGAGGCAGGGAAGTTCAAGAACTGCGGGGAGTCCTGTGCTATAGAGCAGCTATCCCTTATCAAGGACAACGACGGGGCATTTATCTCTGTGTCTGTCTTGTATGAAGCCTACTATGGAGACACCTGGGCTGATCGCTTTGTCGAGCAGGCAGCGCTTCTGTGGATGCGAACAGACAACAAGGCTGACGTGGGGGACTTCATGAAGGTAGTACCCAAGGACCTGGAAATTGAACGGGCGCTCCTGCGCTTACGTAAACGTTTGGAGGGTAAGGTATGAACATAACCATTAGTACCCATATATGGGTAGATAGCCTTGGGCCGCCTAGGATGCAAGGAACAATGGTAGAGGCAACCACTACCGCAGATGGCCAGCGCCTAACTGGTCGGGTGTATGTAGCTGACCACCCACAACAGGAGCAACACATTAGGCAGGCTGCCCATCGTGCTTTGGACATGATACTCCATGGAATAAAAGATGACAACTGAATCTATAAATAGGGCTCAGGCCATTGTGGCCCAGCTACGAAAGCTGGGTGTAACTGCAGTTATCGCTGGTGGCTTTGCCAGAGATAGCGTGTATGGTAGGCGGATCAAGGATGTGGATGTGTTCGTAGAGACAGAGGGCGATGGGGCTGTTGTCAAGAACGTAGTACCCATCCTCAAGGCAGTATTCCAGGCAACCCTGGTAAAGCGTGAAGGGCTTACTGCGGAAGAGTACGAGATACCCAAGAGAGACTTTGGATACGTACACAGGATCGATAGCGCGGACACTTGTGTCCTAGGTTGCCCTATCGATGTGATGTATGTGGACGACATTGATGCTAAGATTGAGCGCTTCCCCGACGCTCTATCCCGCGTGGTGCTGGATGGTACCGCAGTGGAGCAGTACCCCGAGAGCTTCGCGGACTTTGTTGCCAAGCGTATCACGTACTATGAGGACTTGACGCAGGCCAACCATCAGGCCCGTCTGTCCCGCTTGCTAGACAAGTACGAGGGCTTTGAGGTAGTGAGTGCCTGAACGACTTAGCCAAGCGAAGCTAAAGGTATGGCGGGAGCATACTCTAGCTGCCCAGAAGAATGTCTGTGCTCTGTGTGGACTACCTATGACCGCAGCCGATGTGGCGGTGGCAGATCATGACCACACCACAGGCCAGCTACGCGGCGTGCTGCACCGTAGCTGCAATGCCTTACTAGGGAACATTGAGAACAACCGAATGCGGTACGGCCTGCGCTCTGACAGCCAGCTTAACGGCATGCTGCGGGGTGTGGTGCCTTACTTGCTGCTGCGCCGGGATGACGAGACACCACTGTATCCCACCCATCGCACACCCGACGAGAAGCGGGTGAAGCGCAACGAGAAAGCCCGGAAAGCTAGGGCTGCAATACGAAAGGCAACATGACCCATGAAAATCCATGTGCAGACACACACCCAAACGCATCCTGTAAACCCCTTCCGACCCCCACCGATACGCCCTTGCTGGACCTGTCCGACGAATCCCCACTGACATGCCAGTACCAGCACCCATCCCTGCATGAAGACGAACCATGTGAGGCGTGCCAGTGAGACGCAAGACACAGATTGCTGCCATCGTAGCAGAGTGGGGCAAGCCACGTAAGGGACAAGCCAAGGTACTGATTCTTGACATTGAGACAGCACCCATCACGGCCAATGTCTGGCGTATCTGGAAAGAGAACGTCGGGCTTAGCCAGATTAGGGGCGACTGGTTCATGCTGTCCTTTGCGGCTAAGTGGCTAGGTGACCCACACATCATCTACTTCGACCAGTCCAGGCGGGCAGATGTAGAGGATGACGCTGTGCTGCTGGCAGAGCTGCACTCCCTGCTGGATGAGGCAGACATTGTGGTGGCGCACAATGGCCGTAAGTTTGACCTCAAGAAGATCAATGCCCGGTTCTTAGCCCACGGCTTTAAGCCGCCCAGCCCTTACAAGATCGTTGATACCCTGGAGATTGCCAAAGCTAAGTTCGCTTTCACTAGCAACAAGCTGGCTTACCTCACGGACAAGTTCAACAAGGACTTTAAGAAGCTGGAGCATGGGAAGTTCCCTGGCTTTGAGCTGTGGAAGGAGGTACTTGCTGGTAACAAGGAGGCATGGAAGGAGATGCGCACGTACAATGAGTACGATGTGCTGGCTCTGGAAGAACTCTACGTTACGTTGCGGCCCTGGGATGATCGCCATCCTAACGTCAATGCCTACTCACCACTAGAGGATGTGGCCTGCCCTATCTGCGGCGGGTTGGATGTTGGCCCTCGGGGATTCAGCTACACCAACACAGGAAAGTATCAGCGCTATCGCTGTGGAGACTGTGGTGCGTGGAGCCGGAGTAGGTACACAATAAACACAACACAGAAACGAAAGGCGCTGCTAAGCAAATGACATTCGCACAACAAGAGCGTGACCCCACAGGCCGCTCCGCCCATGAAAAGGGGAGCAAGCTGGATGCTGGTAAGGTACGCCCAGCCCTGGTGCTAGGGGGCTTTGCCCGTGCGCTACTCCGTGTGTCCGAGGTTGGCACTTATGGAGCCAACAAGTACACTGATAACGGCTGGCAAGAAGTACCAAACGGGGTAGCACGCTATGATGACGCCGGAATGCGCCACTGGTTGCGGGAGAAAGCTGGCGAGGTAGCTGACCCGGATACAGAGCTAGAGCATGCCGCCCACGCAGCATGGAACGCCCTTGCCCGCCTGGACCTGCTACTGCGGGAGAAGGAAAAAGCCAGTGCAAACAAGGCTTGAGTCCTTTATCGAGGCATGGATTAATGTGTTCATTGGCTTCTGGATTAACTTCGTTGCCAACCTCATTATCCTGCCGCAGTTCGGGTTCACCTCACTCACACTTAAAGCTAACTTCCTTATTGGGATTTGCTTTACTGTGGTGAGCGTGGCCCGATCCTACGTTATCCGAAGGTGGGCGCAGATGCACCTTCGGACAGCGGTTAAATACATTGCCCACAAAGTTCGCACTATGAAGAAGGATTACTGATGGATAGCTCCCAAGCCGAACGCGAAGCCCGCCTACTCGCCGAGGGGCGGGAGCTTATGCTTAAAGAAGTTATGACTGCCGAGGCCAACGGCAAGGTAGGCTCACTGCCATACCAGAACTACTTGGTTCGGCAGGTCATAACGGAACTGACCGACGATATCAAGGCAGACACCGGGCGCAAGGGCAGCGCCACCGCCCGTGGCCGCAGCGCTGGGGCCTATAAAAAGTTCGCCCTGTACCTCGGGTCCATCGACCCCGGTATCGCCGCTCTGCGGGCCATCCAAGCGGTTTTGGAAACCCTTTTCAAGAGTGGCGGGGCCGACGTCCCGCAGCCCGTGTACCAGATGGCCGCGCAGAATGTGGGCAAAGCGGTGTACGCTGAGTACCTGATGCGGAATTTCAAAGCGCTTAACCCGCCGCTGTTCAACTCCCTCCTGCGGGAGTATGACCGTAGCATGACCAAGGACGAACGCCATATCCTGTCAGCCTTTAAGGCCAAGTACGAGAAGGAGGGCATCACCTTTCCGACCTGGGAGTTTGGGGATGTGATGAACGTTGGGATGTACTTGATGGGGCGTATGGTAGCCCACGGGTTCCTAGAGTCATGGACCAAGACAGAGAGTAAGAAGGGCAAGGCGTACACTGTACGCTACACCATGCTGGCTGAGCATCTGCGCAGCGCCAGCCTAGAGATTATGGATGTGCTAGCTAACGCTCCCCGCGTAGCTGGCGCTTTGATTGAGCCGCCTAAAGACTGGGACCCCACTACCAATACTGGGGGTGGTTACCACACTGAGGGTATGCAACGGCTTATGCCTTACGCTGTTCAGGGTAACGGCAAGCGCGCAGTAAGCCCCACCACAGTGCAGGTAATTAATATTCTGCAGCAGCGGGCCTGGACTATCAACAAGCCTGTGTTGCAGGCAGTGCGCACACTGAGCCTACGCCGGGACTTTGGGGATGTAGTCGGGGCAGACCCAGGCCCCTTCCCAGAGTACAACGAGGCTTTTACACCCGAGCAAAAGAAAGAATGGAAAGGCATAGCCCGAGCATGGTACACGGACAAGAAGACCCGGACGGTAAAGCATGGGAGAGCGCAACGGGTCTTCAGAGACGCGCAAGAACTGGCAAGCTATTCTTCCATATGGTTCGCCTATTACGCAGATTTCCGAGGGAGGAAGTACGCAAGGTCCTCCAGCGTCTCACCGCAAGGTACGGACCTGGAGAAGGGCCTGCTCCACTTATCCGAGGGCAAGCCTATACAGTCAGTCGAGGGCTTGATGTGGTTCAAGGTGCATGGGGCGAACAAGTGGGGATTGGACAAGCTGCCGATGGCGGAGAGAGTCAGGTGGGTGGATGAAAATACGCAGCTCATTGTACGGATTGGAACATCCCCTGACGACCACACGGAGTGGGCAGATGCAGACAGCCCCGTCCAGTTTCTGGCCTGGGCGATGGAGTACGCTGCCTACCGACGCGACCCTGGAGGATTCCTTAATCGCATCCCATTGGGACAAGACGGTACTTGCAACGGACTCCAAAACTTCTCAGCCCTTATGTGCGATCCGGTCGGGGGACGAGCCACAAACCTCTTACCCGGCGATGCGCCACGGGACATATACGCCGACGTTGCCCAGCGTGTAACGGAGCTGCTGCGGGAGATGGAGCCTAGCCCGCTGCGAGACGCATGGCTAGCCCATGGCATTAACCGCAAGATCACCAAGCGGACTACTATGACCCTGCCTTATGGGTGTACCCGCTTTGCATGTAGCACGTTCGTCAATGACGACTACCTCATGGTAGTGCACCCTAAGGAGATTGCCAAAGAAGACTATGGTGATGCGGCTAACTTCTTGAGCCACGTAATCTGGCGTGCCTTAGATGATGTGGTGGTTAAAGCCCGCGAGGTTATGGAGTGGCTCAAGGGTTGGGCTAAGCATGCCGCCAGTAACGGGCATCCAGTATCCTGGGTAGCCCCTAACGGGCTGCGGGTGGTCAGTGAGTATGATCGCCAGAAGATGACGCAGATAAAGAGCGTAGCCTTTGGTACTAAGATCAAGCTGTACAAGCCGGAGGAGGGGGTACCGGACCTAACCAAGATCGCCAATGCAGTTGCCCCTAACTTTGTGCACTCCCTGGATGCAAGCCATCTGGACCGGGTGGTTATCGCCGCACATGCAGCAGGCATGTCCCCGGTTACTATTCATGATGACTTCGGTGTGCATGCGGAGGACACCCCAGAGTTCCATAAGTTAATCCGGGATGAATTCATTGCACAGTATGAAGGCAACACTATCCTACAGGATATGGCCTCGGCAACAGGGTACGAAGTCCCTGCTCCAACAGTAGGAGAACTAGACCTGAAGTTAATCCGGGAGTCAATCTATTTTTTCGCGTGATCCTATATAACTAAAAGTTGTAAGACTTATAACCCGGAACTGCCAAATACGTGTGTAGAAATACTACTAGAAAGGAACAGGTATAAATGCCTAACTATAAACTAGAAGAAGCTCTGAAGAAGAAACAAGATATTGTTCCAACTATCCATCAGGTAGAAGTACAAAGACTAACTCCTAGAGCTTACAAGGATTTAGAAAGAAGTTTACCCAAAGTAGATACTAGGGTGACAGATGCAGGTACACTTGGCATTCAAGTGGGTATGGAAATAGTGCTGCGTGCACTGCGGGAGGGTTATGTCGTTAGTTGATTGGCACTATCCAGGGGTTGCGGAAGAACAGCAACTATACGATTCCGGGTATCAGCACCTAGCACGGCTGGTAAAATCCGGGCGGGTTTCTCTCGCCGCTTCGGAGGGCGCCTTAATTGCATACGAGGTTTTGCCGGAACACCGCACCATCGTGGTACTGGCAATCATCGGCCTCGATGGGGCGGAACCAAACCAGCAGGCCGCGTTAGAGTACATCCAATCGGAGAGCCTAACGTGGTCCTGCCCCATCATAGTGAGGGCAGACAATGAAGCTGGAGTATAAATTCTTAGAGCCTAGTTATGTCGATGACGCAGCGTTGATCCTCAAGACGATGAACGACGCTTGGGATGCTGTGGGCACTGACGCTCAGCAAGGCATGCGCCTGTCATTCGTACCCACCCACAACCTGCACTACCTTGCTGCCTACATGGAGGGCAAGTATGCCGGACTGTGGGTGCTCAACGAGATAGGCGGGGATGTACTAGAGGTGCACACACTGATACTACCGGGCTTCACAGGCCACGCAGTAGCTCTTGGCGCTGGCGCATTAGACTGGGCTTTCTCTGAGGGTGTAGCCGACAAACTCAGCACGAAGGTGCCAGGGTTTAACCAGGGTGCCACAGCACTAGCAGAGGCCGTAGGGTTTGTGCCTGTGCATGTTGACGTTGAAAACTACGTCAAGTATGGCATCCCCTGGAATGTCACAACCTATACCCTTAACAAGGAGCAATTCTATGCCCATCGCAGCAATCGCCGCCGTGGTATCCGCCGCAGCAAGCATCTCATCCGCCCGCCAACAGAGCAAGGCGCAGAAGCAAGCGGCGGACTTAGCCCGCCGACAAGCTAAGGTGCAGAACGAGGCGAACGTTCAAGCAGCAACTAATGCCCGTGAGCGAGAGCAGGTAGCCAGCGAAGCCGAAGCAAACCAAGCTGCCGCCACTGAGCAGCTAAGCGAGCAGGTGGATGTAACAGCTACAGCTACCGACCCTACCGACAACCCAGCAGCGCGCCGCCGTCAGACCCGCAGCACATTCCGTATGGATGGAGGTTCCGATGGCTCGGGTTCCCTCCGCGTCTAACCTAGCTTACGGTGGGGCTACTGACGGGAATCACCGCTGGCAGCAGCTAGACGGTACCCGCAAGGGTATGCTCACTCGTTTCGAGCAGTACGCTTCTGTTACTATCCCCAAGGTATGCCTACCTGATAACGTAACGCAGAATACCGCTAGCATCCAGCATGACTGGAGCAGCGTAGGGGCGCAGGCAGTAAACCATCTGACCAATAAGATGGCTATGGCCTTGTTCCAACCTGGGTTGCCATTCTTCCGATTGGACACTAACAAGGCGTTCAAGAAGCAGATGGCCGAGCAGGGTATCACTGATGAGGTAATCAGGGAGATTCTGGTAAGGGGTGAGCAAGATGCTCTGGCCGTGATGGACCAGAAAGCTATGCGGCCAAAGCTGCATGAGGCGCTGCGTTCCTTGATCGTGGTTGGCAACTCGCTGCTAGACTTGTTGGATGAGGCCGCACCCCGAGTAATCGGGATTAAGAACTACGTTGTAAAGCGTAGTATCTCTGGCGCCCCGCAGGAGATACTGCACCGCGAGCGGGTACTCTACAATGAGCTAACTGAAAAGGTGCAGGCTGCTGTACCAAAAGGCCATGATAGCGAATCCAGCTATGTGGATTACGTTCGGTGGTTCCGCCGTAAGGCGGACAAGTGGGAGCTGCGTACCAGCGTTGATAACGTTGACCTTGGGAATGACTTTGCACAGACTTGGGACGTAGATAAGTTTGCCGTGTATCCACTAGTGTGGGACTTGGCAGATGAACATGACTATGGCACCGGGTTAGTAGAGGACTATGCCGGGGACTTCGGAACCCTCAGCACGCTGAGCGAGTCGGAGCTTAAAGCTGCGATCCTAGTCAGCGACTTCCGTTGGCTGGCTAATCCAGCAGGCGTGGGCGACATTGAGGAGTTCAAGAATAGCAGCACAGGGGATGTAATCCCAGGTGTGGCGACTGACCTTAGCCTTGTAGCCCACGTAAGCACTAACGCCCTACAGCAGATCGGCGTGAGTGCCGAGCGGGTTATCCAACGTATTGGTAGAGCATTCCTCTTGGGGTCCGCAGTAACTCGGGATGCCGAGCGCGTCACCGCCGAAGAGATTCGGATGCAGGCCAATGAGTTGGAGACTAGCCTAGGCGGCGTGTACTCTCGACTAGCGGTTGACATGCAGCTCCCACTGGCAACCTACCTGCTGCGCCAAGTGGATGTAGAGGTTGGTGGTACGGCACTCGTACCGACTGTCGTCACTGGGCTTGCTGCCCTGTCTCGCAATGCCGAGGCACAGCAGTTGGGCCTGTTCCTGGCGGCCATCTCCAACATCGGTAACGTCTCCCCTGTTATCGCAGAGCGTATTAAGCTAAGCGCTATCATCTCCACGTTGGCATCAGCCTACGGTATTACGCCATCCACGTATGTCTATACAGACTCCGAGGTGGCCCAGCAACGACAGGCCGCGCAAGCTGCCCAGCAAGAGGCTATGGCTCAAGAAGCCGCTGCTAATGCTGGCGCCCAGGCCCTAACAAAAGGACAGACTGAATGACCACTCCCGCCACAGCTAACACACCAGCCACTCCAGGCGCACCAGCGACAGTAACCACAGCTACGCCAGAGCTTGATCCGTCCCTAGCCGGGAACGATCCAGCAAAGAACGAGCCCGAGGTAGCTGCCCCGCTTACCCTGGAAGACCCACCTGAGCCAGAGACTCCCGAGCCCGACGCGACGGTCGAAGTTGTCTATGAGCCCACTGGTGAGACAGGTCTGGACTTAGCACTCAAGTTCGTAGGTCAGCGTGGATTTGGTCCAGACCATCCGGGTATTGTAGCGGCGCAGAAAGGGGACTTCAAACCCCTGGAAGAGGCCCTCAAGAGGCTGGGTGACAAGGCCAAGGGGTACCAACCCTACCTCAAGGTAGCACAGGAATCCTATGAACGCAACGCCGCCGTCAAGCAAGCCGAAGCAACCAAGCTACAAGAAGCTGTGGTCGCCGCTGCTGGCGGTGTGAAGGAGTGGAACGCTATTCAAGCATGGGCGAAAGCTAATGCGGAGGATAGCGAGAAACGGGAAATCAATGCGGCCCTCGCTGCAGGCCCTACCGTTGCCGGGGATATGGTCAAGCGATTGGCGGAAGCCTACCGCATGTCCGGTAAATCCACAAACAAACCTCCCTCTGGGCTCAAAGAAGACGCCTCCCCAGGCGTGCCCACCTCTGGCGCGCTAAGCCCAGATGCTTACAAACTGGCTTTACGAGAACTTACCGCTAAGGTGGGCGCTAATCGCGTCGGTTCTACCCCTGAGTTCAAAGAGTTGACACAACGCCGTCAGGCATACAAAGGATAATCCATGGCTGTATTTACCGTTTCCCCCATCACCAAGCCCGGTCAAGCTCTCGGTACAGGCGACGATTGGGCGCTGCACATTGAGCAGTTCACTGGTATCGTAGAGGGCACCATCGCCCGCAAGTCCAAGATCAGCCCTTATGTGGATGTGCGCCCTGTGCGCGGTACCTCCATGCTGACCAACGAAGGTATTGGTGAGTCCACCTTGCAGGTGCTGACTAAGGGCGAGTCTCCTTCGCCTACCATCAACGAGGCAAACCGAATCATCCTGACGGTTGATACCACCATCATCAGCCGTAACTGGGTGGCACAGCTTGACGACTTCCAGAAGCATTACGACTTCAAGTCCCGCCTGGGTGAGGAACAAGGCAAGAAGATTGCTAAGTTCACCGACCAAGCGTTTGCTATCCAGGCAGCTAAGTCCGCAGCCGCCTCTGGCTCTGCCTATGGTACTCTGGATGGCCACTTCGGCGGTACTACCAAGACCCTGGGTGCTACTGGCGATGCTACTGATCCCGCCGCTCTGTACTCTGCCTTCGGTGACTTATTCGCTGAAATGGAAGAGAAGGATGTGGACCCCCAAGGCGACGGCGTTATCGCTGTGGTCGGTCCTAAGCAGTTCGCTGCTTTGTCGGATGCCGAGCAGATCGTTAACGGTGAGTATGTGACCGCCCAAGGCGTGACCATGCAGAACGTGAAGATGCTCAAGGCTTGGGGCGTGCCTATCATCAGCACGAACAACCAGCCTAAGACTAACATCACGGCCCACGAACTGAGCAATGCCCGCAATGGCAATGCTTTCAACGGCGACTTCACCAAGCTGGTAGCTACGGCCTTTGCGCCTAACTCCCTGCTGGCGGGTGAGACTATCCCCCTCATGACTAACGTCTGGTGGGATGATGCAACCAAGGGCTACTTCATCGACTCTTGGCTGGCGTTCAGCGCCACACCTAACCGCAACGAATACTCTGGCCGTATCGTTCTCCCTTAATCCTACCGCCTAGCGGCTAAGCTGATGCCCACCGGATGCCTTCCCAGGTGTCTGGTGGGCATTGTCGTAGATACTAGAAGGAACACCAATGACTGAATTAGAAGCCCTTAATCAGGTGCTGCGCTCTGTAGGGGAATCCCCTGTAGCCACCATTGACTCTAACCATCCAGAAGCTAAGGCTATCTTGGCGGTGCTAAAGACAGAGAACTCCCGGCGCCAAGCTCGGGGATGGTGGTTTAACAAGTACGTGACCAACCACCCAGGTGGGGCGCTGCCCGCTGGTACCGTGTTTGCCCGGCCACTTACCCGTAGCCTAGATTACTTTGCGCGCGGTACCGAGCTGCGCGATGCTGCTACAGGCAATGTAGTTCTAACGGCTGTGCCTGATCTAGAGATTCAAACTACGGTGGCGTTTACATCCCTACCGGAAGAGTTCGCTATTTATGTCACTGCCGCCGCTGCTGTAGCCTACGCTATAGAGTTTGACGCCGACGAGGTGCACCTAGCCGCTGCACGGATGCAGTTGGAGGCATCCGAGGTCATTGTGCATAGGCTGCACATCCGATACTACGAGATTGGCAAGTCATCTAAGCGTTTGCAGGCGCGGGGCTGGTGGTTTAATAAGAGCCGCAGGACTATCACAGGCACAGTCCCGGACAACTATTTGTTTGCTAAGCCTGTCCTGCGCCAGTTGGATTACTTCCCACGTAACGGTCAATTGATTGATCGGGCTACTGGGTCTGTTGTGTCTGAGGCTGTCTTGTGTGATGTGGTGGAGTTCATCTCCAACTACGACGAGCTACCTCAGGTATTCCAAGACTACGTTGCAGCAGTCGCTGAGCTGGAGCGGGCACAGGACTTCTTACCGTCCTCCAGTTCTATCCCACGCTTGCAATCCAACATGGAGTTGGCGCGGGTTAACGCAAACAACGAGCACACCAAGTACGCAGCAGTTAATCTGTTCGGCACAGCCTCCAGTGGAGGCTCTTTGCAGCGCGCTTGGGGCTTTCGATATAGGGTATAAGCTATGAAAGTACAAGGCACCTACGCCTCAGTAGTGCGCGGCGTAAGCCAGCAGGCCCCTGCCGACCGCTTAGAGGGGCAGCACGGGGAGGTAGTCAATATGATTTCCGACCCAGTGCGGGGCCTTGTGCGACGTAACGGGTTCGTATTGGAGGCCATCTCTCCATGGCCTATCACTACCACCACAGAGCAGGAACGGGCTAACGCCGTCGAGGACGGTGCTAGCTTCCGCACGTTCACCTACCGTGCTGGCGGTATCGACTATGATATGGTGTACCGTACACGGCCTGCCCCGAGCGGAGTAACTAACGCTAACCTTACTGGGCTGGTGCTGTATGACCGCACATACGACGCCGAGCGATTTGTCAATACCCGCTATAGCCTCACTAACGACGCAGAGGCTGGGCTTATGTTGCAGGCAGGCTTCTCTGCCTTGACCAACATCGGGGAGTTCGTCGTAGCCGCGCCCAATGGCTACGCCCCGACTATCGCCGTATCCCCGCAATGGGAAGAGTTCGTAAATCGCCGTAGGGCCAGCATCTGGATTCGCGGTGGCGGTTACTCTCGTACCTACAGGATTAAGGCCAGACGCTCCACGGACAATGCAAACTTCGACGTGTCCTACACCACCCCAGCGGCCTCGTACCCAGGTATCCTGGACTTCTCCACTATTACTGAGGACCCTAGCACGCCTGAGTATCAGGCTGCAGTGAACACGGTACAGGCTGCCTACGATACAGCCGTTAATCAGTGGATCGCTACTTCTAGTGCCGCCATTGTACCAGCCGCTATTGCTCAAAAGCTCTTGGAGGCACTGGTGGCCGCAGGCTGGACAGGTGCCTCTTACTGGGAGCGGGTGGAGTCCTCTCTGCTATGCTCAGAAGTTAGCGGTCTAGAAGTGTCTGACGGTGGTAATGGTGAGTTCGTTAAGGAAACTCTTAATGATGAGGTAGCCGTATCGGACCTGCCGCTCATTGCCCACTATGGTAAGGTGGTGCGCATTAGCCCTCCTGGGGCTGATCCGTACTACATGCAGGCGTTTAAACTGAATGAGGTGGATGCGGGCGACTGGGGCAGGGTGCAGTGGCGCGAAGGTGCCGGGGTATTCCAGACACCTATCCGCATGCTAGCGATTGGCCTACTGCATAAGGACTTCTTTTACTTTGGCTCTACTCCAGCAAAGCTAGCCGCTACTATACTGGAGTACACAGGGGACACAGTAGAGGTACCCACCTTCGCACCTAGCACAGTAGGTGACCTAGACACCGTGCCCACACCTATCTTCTTTAAGTTGCCGATCACAATGCTGGCTACCTTTCAGGATCGCCTGCTAATCGGCTCTGGTGGAACGGTGTCCATGTCTGAGCAAGGGCAGTACTTTAACTTCTTCCGCACCACAACGCTGACCCTTCCAGACAAAGACCCCGTTGGGGTTAGCTCGGTGGAGTCCGGGGACGACACCATAAGGTTCGTTACGGTGCATGAGATGAACCTGTTTGTGCACGCAGACAAGCGGCACTATATGATCCCAGGAAGGCAGGCAGTAACCCCTCAGAACGCTGTAATGTCCACCATGTGGGAAGTACAGAACGCTGCCGGGGCTGCACCAGTATCCAACGGGGCTAACCTGTTTGTCGCCAAGGAAGAGTTACAGGTCGGTGCTAGTAGGCTGTTGCAAGTACAGCCGGGACTATACCAAGACATTCCGCAACTGCAGGATGTGAGCCAGCAACTACGGGACTACATCAACGGCTACCCTGCCGAGATTGTAGCGTTCCTTAACCCTGGTACAGTGTTCGTCCGTACAGAGCCAGTTCCAAAGTCTCGCTATGGGTTCCCCCGTAGCCGCTACAATGGGCTGTACATGTACCAATACACCGATCAGGGAGAAGAACGCATCGTGGATGCTTGGTCCGCCTGGGAGTGGAGTGAGCACTTGGGCAGGCCTATCGGTATTAGCGCGGCAGGCTTTGGTGATACCCTGCGCATCTTCACCTATGTGCAGGCCGCTATAGGTAGCGATACCCTGGGCGTTATGGTGGCACTGCGCTGCAGTATCCGGCCTGATCCTTCTGGCCTACCCTACCTAGATGGGATACAGCTAGGAGAGGCTGCACAGACTACCGGGATATTCACGCCGTCAGCAGCGGCCCCAGTTAAGGCGGATGTATACACCAGCCCAGGTGCCCGGTTCTCCTACGAGGACCCACTAGAGGGCCATAATCCTGACGTGGTTCTTCCACCAGGGCCTGACTGGACCATGGGTGACACCAACCCAACAGTGATTGATCCAATCCGTTGGTACGGTATTAATGGGCACCTCGCGGACTTTGAAGACGCCTACGGTGTGCAGAGCCCAGCTAGGCAAGCAGCTATCTTCACAGGCTTGCGGTTCTACGCCTACGCAGAGCTTACTAATCCGTTCGTCCGTGTAGAGGATAACAAAGCAGACACTAACGGCTCCCTAAAGCTGACGCGTTTGCACGTTATTACCACACGCACGGCTGGTATGGAAGCCTCCTGGAAAGACAAGGACGGGCAGACATATGTGACGCAGTACACTGGAGACTATACTCAAGTGAACTACGCCAACAATGTGTATGTTGGTAGGGACACCAAGTATGTGCAGATTCGACTAGCCGCTAAGGACTGGTTGCCATTAACCATCAACGGGATTACCTGGAAGGGTAACTACTTCGGGTATAAACAGCAAACGTAAGGAATAAGCATGGCAGAGTTTAACTGGGAGAGCGCCATGCCTGTCCTGGGGGGCGCCGTAAGTGGCGTTTTCCAGTACATGGCAGCGAGGGATACGGCCAAGGCGCAGAATGAGATTCGAGCAGCCAATAACCGTATCGCCAACTCTAACTCAGTGTTGGCCCGTACCTTGCAGGACTTGAATAATAAACGCCTACTAGACGCAGCAGGCAAGAACGTGGATACTGCTACGCGCGCCGCAGGGCGCTTGCAGGACGCCACAACTAGCCAAGGCTTTGAGGCCAGTATCGCCCAGGCAGAGGCGCTGGGGCAGGTCACAGTGCAGATGGGCGCTGCGGGTATGACAGGCAGTAGTGTAGCAGCCATCTCACAGGTCGCTGCGCTCACTGCCGCTCGACGTGAGCAGTACCGCGAGGAAGGCGCCAAAGACGCTACCTACGAGCAACTACAGGCGATCACTGGTATCTTGCCATCCGCAGTTAGGGGACTGGACAACAGTGTACAGACCGCACGACAGGACTACACGCAGGATACATCGAGCCCACTCGCTAGCTACCTAGTTGGTGGGTTGCTGGCTAATCGCCAGTCGCTGCAGAACCTACTCGGTAGTCTGGTACCTCAACAAGACACAGGTAACGGTGTGCAGGTTGGGCAGGTGTACACACCAAGGGCTACGGGTACTGACCTGGGGCCTGCCAACTTTGCCTTCTCCACACCAGTGTCAGACAATAATGTGAGGGGTACACCTCTCGCGCCAATCACCCTAAACTAAGGAGCGTATGGCAGATAGCAATGCAATCAATGTCGGCGGGCCTGTAGGCGTTGGCGCGCAGACCACCGCAGTAATGGCCCGAGCCAGCGCTGCTGGTAGTGGGGTATCAACAAACGTTGGGCGCTCTGATGGGCAAACCGAGCGCACAATGGGTGCCCTATTCAAGCTGGGCGAAGACCTCATGGCGCCCCACATCAAGGCCGCACAGGCCGAGCAGTTCCTCAGCGGGGTCCAACGGGCCGCTGCTGGGGAGGGGCTAAAAGAGATTGTAGAGAAGCAGCCGTGGTACACGGAAATCTTTGGCCCCTCCAGCGCTGTGCTGGGGGCGCGGGCCTACACCACACAGGCTGCAATCTCGCAGTTCGGTGCGGACATGGAACGCCAGATGCCAAAGCTGGCAACGGGCGGGCCAGAAGGGTTGCTAGAGGCAGCTAAGGGTAGCATGCAGTCTCTCATGACTGGCGACACCTTGGCCGACACCAGCATCATGACCGCCTACGCAGAGCAGCTTGGGCCATTGCTCAAGCGGCATGCCAAAGAGAACTATATCTATGGACAGAAGCAAGCCAACGCAGCCCAGGTTAAGGCGTGGGACTACGGCTTTGACTCGTACCAGCAGCGCGCCACAGCAGCTACTAGACCAGACGGAGGCATTACTCCTGAGGACCTCGCTGCTGACCAGACACGGCTACTCGCCCAGCTACAGCCCTTTGCGGATCAATCAGGCGAGAGCTTCCAGAACAATGTGATGGACGCCGTGGCAGGTGCAGCGCGTAAGGGTAACTTCCAAGTTATCAGCCTACTGGACAAGGAGGGGGTGTTCAAGGCACTGCCTCCTGACGAGCAGGCGAAACTGCAGACTATGTTCCGCACAGCGGGGCGGCAGGCGCTGGACAAGGCTATGCCTGAATACGCTCTGGATGTGGCTATGTTGGTTAACGACACGGCCCAAGACCCACGCGGTATTGCAGACAGGGTGGCTAAGCTCAACGCTAAGGCTGCAGCCGTCAGTGGGGTGGGTGAGCAATACGCCCAGCTTATCCCCAGCGCCTCGCTGGACAACATAGTGGGCAATGTTCTCAGGGCACAAGCTGCCGCTGCGAATGCTCCTAACCCAGCAGCGCAGCATGCCAATGACGTAGCTCTCGCTGCGGGTCAGCTTAACATCCCCGGCGGTGTAGCTAAGGGAGTAGCCATCGGGCTGCTTAAAGACAAGGCGGCGGAGCAGGCCGCGCTCATGCAGTGGACGCAGAACCCTGATCCTGTGGCGCGAGCTAACCTGCTTAACAGTCGGGGTGCTGGCGGGTATGACGCCATTAAGGCGGACCTCCGCACTATGGGTGTGGGCACAGCAGACAAGCAGGACACCAAGGGTGTGCAGCAAGTCGCTGCCACCTATGCCGCACTGACTGACGAGACTAAGGGCGCCTATTTCTCTACGGATGAGCAACAGTTCTATGATCGCTACAATGCAGCAGTAAGGGCGGGTGTGCCTACTGAGCAGGCGTTCCTCTCCGCACGGATAGCGCAGCCTTTGGCCCGCGATGTACTGCCCCAGGACGAGAAGACTGAGGTGCACAAAGCTATTAGGGCAGAGGCGGAGAACCGCAACGAGAACATGCTCGGATGGAACACAGTGGATGACAACTCCCTGCGTATCATTGAGACTATGATCTCTCGGGACTATCGTCAGAATCGCGGGCTTAACGACACCAAGACCTCGGTAGCTCGCTCTCTTACTACAGCCCTGAGCAACGGGCTGGAGATTATCGGTAAGCATGCCACCCTTACTAACCAGAAGGGGCAGAAGCCTCTGGTTGCAATCCTCGCTACAGGGGAAAACAACATGGGGGCTAAGGAGGCAGCTAGTCGCTTTGAGACTGTACTAGCCGAAAAGGTTAAGGCAGTTGGTGGTGACCTCAAGGTTAACTATGTCATTTATCGTACTGGTGATGTGGATGGAGATGCTCGATGTGATGT